TTATAAGTATGATTTGAAAGGAGCTGCTAGTTCATTTGAACAAACAATTGTAACTTCAAGAGATACGGGTACTACTTTCTTTGAGCAGACTTTAAACTTGACGTTGACTAAGCAAGATATTGCTACTCATAAGCAAGTGAAATTGTTAGCTTACGGAAACCCTACAGTTATTGTTGTAGATAATAACTCTAACTATTTTATGTGCGGTTTAAAGCATGGAATGGATGTAACGGGTGGTACTATTACAACTGGTGCTGCTATGGGTGACTTAAGCGGTTACACATTGACACTTGTAGGAATGGAGCCAGTACCAGCTAACTTTATGGAAGCTACAACAGATGCTTTATTAACTACTGCTGGAGTAACTATTGTATTAGGATCATAATACTACTTTATTGACTTGAACCCCTACCAACCAGTAGGGGTTTTTTGTTTTTAAAACAGTTTTGCTACTTTTTAGTTATAATAGTATATGTTAGTATTACAACAATCTGCTTCGTCGCAAACGTTTAAAATTATCCCTCGGTTATTCGTTGCGGATAGTATGATTATTACAGATGAGATAACTAGAGATTCTATTACTTACGCCATTACAATAACTCAACTAGACTACTATGCGGTTATATCTAAAATTATTGCATTAGTAGAAGGTCACACTTATACCTTGACAGTTTTAGATGGTGCTAACGTAGTTTATAAGGATAAGATATTTTGCACTAATCAGTCTGCTACAACATACACAATTAATAACGGTGAGTATGTTCAGAACACAACCGATAATGAATTTATAGTTTATGAATAATAACACACATATTTTACAATTATCATCTTATACTCAACCTGAAATCATTGAAGATGGTAGAGATAAATGGGTTGAATACGGTACTGAGAATGACTATTATACATGGCTGATTGATCGTAGAAGAAACTCTACAACAAACGGTTCTATTATCAATAATATTACACGTCTAATGTACGGGCGTGGGTTGTATGCTAAGAACGCTAACAGAAGGCCTAATGACTTTGCTCAGATGTTAGCATTATTTAGACCTGATGATTTAAGAGCTGCGGGTGACAACTTGTATCATTTAGGCCAAGGAGCATATCAATTGATTTACAATAAAGCACACAACAAAATTGTTAAGGTAAAATATATGCCTATCAACCTTATTAGACCTGAAAAGTGCGATAAGGATGGTAACATTACGGGTTATTATTATTCTGACAATTGGGCTGATACTAAAGCATTTGTACCTAAGCGCATTCCAGCATTTGGAACGTCTAACGAAGGGATTGAGTTACTTGTATTCGGTGCGCAGTCAGTAGGTAGAAAATATTTCTCAGCTGTTGCTTACGAACCATGTTTGGACTATTGTATTCTTGAAGAACGTATATCGGAATACTTGATTAATGACGTAGATAATGGATTTAGTGGTACTAAGGTAGTAAACTTTAATAATGGTGTACCAACTGAAGAACAGCAGAAAATTCAAGCTAAAAAAGTTCTAGGTAAGTTGACTGGTGCTAGAGGACAGAAAGTAATTGTATCGTTTAACAATAACCAAGAGCAGAAAACAACGGTTGATGATATTCCATTAAACGATGCTCCTGATCACTACAACTACTTATCAACTGAATGTAGAAATAAGATATTAGTAGGCCATTGTATTACATCACCAATGCTTGTAGGTATTTCTCCTGATGGCCAAGGATTCAGTTCTAATGCAGATGAGATTGAGGTGGCTGCTAAGTACTTTCACAATACAGTTGTTAGACCACAACAAGATATTCACCTAGACGCTATTGCTGAGGTGTTAGCTTACAATAATATTAGCTTAGATTTATTCTTTAGAAGATTGAACTTGTTTGAAGATATTGAAGCTGATGAGCAAAAGTCTGAGGAAGTTGCTATGAGTTCACATGATAAACTTAGTGACGTTTTGTCACGCTTTGGTGAGGATGAAGATTTAAAAGATTGGGAGTTAATAGATGAGCGTGATGTAGACTATGATACTGACGATGACCTTGATTTACAAGTTGCTGAATGGGAAGAATCATTAAAGCCTAAACCAACTTTACTATCTAAGGTTTGGGAATTTGTTAACTCTGGTGTAGCTTCACCTAATCAGAAGTCAAGCCAAGATAAGGAGATTGACGGGTTCTATTTCAAGGTTCGTTATGTGTACGATGGCAACAAGTCACCTGAGAGAGATTTCTGTAAGTTAATGATGCAACGCAACAAACTATACCGTAAAGAAGATATTGCGATGATGAGTGAAACTGTGGTTAACGAAGGCTTCGGTGAATTTGGAACAGACACTTACGATATATTCAAGTTCAAAGGTGGTGCTAGATGCGGTCATAAATGGGTACGTAAGACTTATGTAAGTACGAGTAAGTCTATTGACGTAAAAAGCCCTAATGCTCCAACGGTATCTACTAACAAGGCTGAGAAGTTTGGTTATGTAGTTAGAAACCCTAAAGAGGTTGCAATGAAGCCAAATGATATGCCATTGAAAGGATTTAGCCCAAATAATACTAACTTACCCTCAGACGTAGCATAATGGCAGAAGCTCTATTTATAACTAAGGCAGACTTAACTAAAAGCACATCACTTAACGGTAACGTTGATGTAGATAAATTTGTGCAATATATTAAGATTTCTCAAGATATTCACATTCAAAACTACTTAGGTACTGATTTGTTTGAAAAATTACAATCTGAAGTTATTTTAGCAAATTCAGGAATACCAACTGCAATAACAGTAAGTAACCAAGGAACTGGATATACTACGGGAACAGCTATAAATACAACGAGCGCAACGGGAGCAGGTTTAAAACTAAATATTACAGCGGCTGCTGGGTTAATTACAAACGCCACAATAAACACAGCTGGTACGAATTACAAAGTTGGAGATACTGCAACTGTTTTAGGTGGTACAAATGGAGCAGTTACAATAGCTTCAATTTACACAATACCAACGGACTATAATAACCTTTTAGTTACGTATGTAAAGCCTATGCTGATACATTGGGCTATGGTTGAGTATTTACCTTGGGCAGCTTATACAGTCGCTAACAAAGGAGTTTATAAGCATGGTTCAGAAAATAGTGAATCGGTATCTAAAGAGGAAGTAGATTTTTTAGTTGAGAAAGAACGTAGTATTGCTGAAAACTATACTAAACGATTTGTTGACTATATGTGTTTTAACAATAATTTGTTCCCTGAGTACAACACGAATAGTAACGGAGATGTTAACCCAGATAGAGAGGTAAACTTATCAGGATGGTATCTATGAGAAAGAACTATAAACCAAAAGAAGAAAACATTATTAAGTTAACGGTTTTCCTAACTAAATTAAACGAAAATGGCGGAAGTAAGAATAAGTGAATTAACAGCGCATTCAACAGGTAATTTAGCTGCTACTGATTTAATTGAAGTTTCTCAAGATTTAGGTGCTGGTATATTTGGCAGTAGAAAGTTAACGGGTTTACAGCTTAGAAATGGAATTAAAACTTACAAAGCAAATGTAACTCAAACAAGTACTAATGCACCAACTTCTACAATAGGAATAAATCAATTGAGCGGAACTCCTACATGGGCTTATGTTGGCGTTGGTATTTATACACTTACTTTAACTGGTGAGTTTACTAATAACAAAACATATGTTATTATGAATACTGGAGGTAAAAACGGATTCGCTAGAGCATGGAGGGTTGATGTTGATAAAATAAGAGTTGAAACTTATACAACATCATTTGTTGCTTCTAATGATATATTAGATCAGGTTAGTTTAATTATTGAGGTACACCCATAATGCAAGGATTCTACAACGTAACGGAAAGAATAAGAGTTCAGTTAGCTCAAGATGAGTTTGTGAACACTATTACCTATGGTGATATTTTTCGTGTTGACCTTAAGAAGCAAACTATTTTTCCACTATCTCATGTTGTAGTAAATAACGCTACAATGGAGGGTAATATTTTTAGATATAACATTTCTGTTATGGCTATGGATATAGTAGATATTTCTAAGGATGCAATTGACAATACTGCGCTAGGACAGTTTAGAGGTAACGATAATGAGCAAGATGTTTTAAACACTCAGTTTGCGGTTATAGCTCGTTTGCTTAAAGTGTTAGAAGGTGGTGATCTGTTTACTGCATTATATCAGTTAGATGGTAATCCAAATATAGAACCATTTACGGAAAGATTTGAAAATTATTTAGCTGGTTGGGTTGCTACGTTTGATGTGTTGATTCCTAACGATATGACAGCTTGTGATGCTGCAACTATTCCTCCACCTAGTTGTGCGGATGCTACTGTTGAAAATTCAGACGGTACATATTCAGAAACGGTTGCTAGTGGTGGTACATTGATTTTACCTGATACAACTTACAACTTCATAGTTAATGGCGTTACAACTAGCGTAACAATTCCAAGTATTAAAGACGAAACATTCAACATAGTATGGCAATAGATATAAATATACCAATAGAAGATGCGGTCACAGATGGCAGTTTAAATCCTATCACAAGCAACGCAGTTTTTGACGCTTTAGCAGCTTTACCTTCAGGTACAGTTACTTCAGTAGGCTTGACTATGCCGAGCGCATTTACAGTCGCAAATAGTCCAATAACATCGAGCGGAGATATAGCTGTAACGGGTGCGGGTGTAGCTAGTCAATATGTAAGAGGTGATGGCTCATTGGCTAACTTTCCAACTTCAAGCGGTGGTGGTGCATCTGTTAGCTATTATTTGAATGGCTCAGTAAGTCAAGGTACATTTGGAGGTGTAGCTATGCGTGAAATAAATAAAGTTCCAATCATCGGTGTGGGTACAGATTTTACTATTGCGACTAACGGATACATTCAATCATTTATTACAGATGCGAATGACCCTAATCAATTAGAAATTCCTGCTGGAAATTGGAATTTTGAAACATATTTTTCTGCATCATCTAATGGTGGGAATCCATCGTTTTATGTAGAACTTTACAAATGGAATGGTGCTACCTTATCTTTAATTGCATCAAACTCAACTAATCCTGAAATCATAACGGGAGGTACTGCGACTGATTTGTATATTAGTGCTTTAGCTGTACCACAGACTACTTTAGCATTGACTGACAGATTAGCTGTTAGGATATATGTAACCAATAGCGGAAGAACTATTAAATTGCATACGGAAAACAGTAACTTAAGCCAAATTATAACAACTTTCTCAACGGGGTTAACTTCGTTAAATGGAATTACTGCACAAGTACAAAACTTAGCAACGGGTACAACTGGAAGTGATTTTGCTATTAACTCAAGCGGCTCAACACATACATTCAATTTACCAACTGCTTCAGCTGCGAATAGGGGTGCTTTGAGTAGTGCCGATTGGTCAACGTTTAACGGTAAAATGGATGTTCCAACAACGTTTCGATGGACTTTGGACATGATTTCAGCTTTAACGGGCGACATTTACCCAAATCAAGCGTGTACAATTGCGAGTGTTACAAATCTAGTAGGTGCGCCAACAACAACTATTCTTAAAAATGGTTTAGCTTATACTTTTGGAGGTGCAATTGCTAGTGGGGATAAAATTACTGTTAGCGTTTCTGCTGCGTCTGTTATTGATTTAAACTTTACTATATGATAGGGGATAAATATGTTAAATTTAGTGCTGCTGCGAGTAGTGCTGTTGGTTTAAAACTAATGAAAACAGGACAAACCACTTCTTATAGAACTGGAGATGATGGTGATATAGAAGCTGGTAGGGATGTTGACTTTTTAGTGTTAGCTAGTGCAAATCCATTTGGAAATACCAATAGATTTACCGATGAATTAGGCGGTCAAACTTATACGAATAATATTGTTGTGGATTGGTCAACTTATAACGGCAGTACTGTTTTGGGATATGATAGAAGGGTTAATGGAGGCGGAGCAAATACAGATAAGACGTGGAATAATTCGATTGACCAAGCGTTAGCACATTCAATAGTGGGCTTCACAAGCGGATGGAGATTGACAAATAGGACTGAAGCGTTAAATATTTGTAGTGATGCCGCAATTTTAACATGGTTAAATTATGCTCCTTTTAATATTTCTGCATCGGTTGGCTTTTGGCTATCCAATACAATAGCAACATCAACAGGAAATTCAACCTTCTTTTTTCCCGTAAATAGAACAATAGTTTCTTCAGGTAAAACGGCATCTGCTTCTTTGAGGTGGTTAGCTTGTAGAACATTCACAGTAACTGGAACAACACTAACATAAAAAATATGACTTATAAATTTCCACAATTCAAAGTAGAGATAGACAATCCTACAATCGAGGTAAACTTAAACTCGATTCAAGACAAAGCAATAGACCAACTATTAAGCGTTGATGTTTTATTGACAACCGATACTGCAAAGTTTGGAGTCAATGCAACGGATATGCCATACATCAATACTTGGGAAGATAGCGAAGTTGAAGGAATGGTTTTAAATTGGTTAAAGCAATTTGAGATATGACCTTCAAAGCCCAACTAACGAACTCAGTACTTCACACCTTGCCGATTGTCGGAGCTTTCTTTGCACCAGCTATCTACGTGGCTATGCTTGTTTTCATCTTTGTAATTGTCGACACTTACTTAGGTCGCAAGGCAGCTAAACATAGAGGTGAGAAGATTACCTCAAATAGATTCTCAGATGTGTTTGCTAAGGTGATTGGATATGCTGTGTTTTTAACGGTTGGGTTGCTAATCAATGTTATAACAGGATGGAAGTACGGGGTGTGGCTTTGCGCTGTTGTACCAATCTATACGGAGATTACCAGTATAGATGAAAATCAAAAATCTTTAGGTAAAAAAGGAATAATTACACAAGCTGAAGATGTTTACAAATTTGCGCTAAATATCAAAAAGAAGCGAGATCAACTTAGATAGTGTATATTTGGGTAAACTTAACTATCAAATATGAAAGTAACCAAGCACACCAAGAACATCCATGAGCTATGCCTAGAGGGTAAGCACGTACAAGTAGCAATGCTTTCTGATATACACTGGGACAATCCTAAGTGTGATTGGGACTATTTAAAGCGGCATCTAGATTATTGCGTTAAAGAAAATATGCCTATCATGATTAACGGTGATATGTTTTGTTTAATGCAAGGTAGAGGAGACAAGCGTAGTTCAAAGTCTGATATAAGACCAGAACACAATAACTCAAAGTATTTAGATTCAGTTGTTGAAACAGCTGTTAAATGGTGGTCGCCTTATGCACATCTATTAACTGTAATCGGTTATGGTAATCATGAGACTGCTATAATCAAATGGCAAGAAACGGATATACTTCAAAGGTTCGTTGACTTACTAAACCATACAAACGGAACAAGCGTTCAAACGGGCGGTTATGGTGGTTGGTTTTTGATTAGACAAAAATATCATGGTACAACGAGCGAGGCATTGACCAAGGTAAAATACTTCCATGGCTCAGGTGGTGGTGGAGTTGTAACAAAAGGAGCAATCAACTTAACACGTTCACTTGAGATGTACGAAGATTTTGATGTGTTTACGATGGGACACATTCACGAAAACTCATCACGTAACGATGTGAGGGAAACAATAAAAAATCATTCAAAGACTGGGTTTAAGATTGAGCACAAAGATTTACATTTAATGATCACTGGAGCTTACAAAGAAGAGTACGAAGATGGCTCAAAAGGTTGGCACATTGAAAGAGGCGCACCACCTAAACCAATGGGCGGAAGAATACTAACGATTGACGTATGCATAACACAATCAGATGGTGTAAGGACAGCAAATAAAATAATTGATTCAAGAAAATTTCCTTTATGAAAATAAATTTCAATCATCTACTAGCCTTCATTTGGGCTTGTTTAATAAGTCTTTTATGGCTTATATTCATGACTAGCTGTTCAGCTCAACATCACTACAATAAAGCTGTCAAGAAAGGATTGAAGGTAGAAACTCAAAGCGACACAATTAGGTTAACTAAGATTGATTCAATCTTCATTAACAACGAATGGGTAAAAGTTGAAACTGAGTTTGATACTATCATTCAGTTTAATACTGTTTATGTGCCTAAGACACGATTTCAGACACGTATAGATTACAAGACAAAGAAAGATTCATTTGAGACAATTAGATACGTTACACGTCAAGAAACTAAACAAGTAAGTAAACAGTCATTTCCTTGGAGAATACTTATTGTATGCATGTTTATTGGGCTTGTAATATCGGTGATTAAGTATAGAAGATAGTGTGCTATGTTGCACTATTCAGATAAATTAATAATAGATAAACGGAAATAACTAACTAAAGTGTGATATATTGCACAATTAATATGTTTACAGTAAACAACTAAATGTAAATAATATGGATAAAATAACATTAGAGCGGATTGAGTTTGCACATCCAAAGATTCGACAAGAGCTGCGTGATCAGTATCTAGAAATAAATTCGATGTTACCAAAGAATTGTAGACTTAGATTTGCGTATGTTTTTAGAACACCACAAGAGCAATCAGCACTATTTAAGAAAAGACCAAAGGTAACTAATGCGGATGCTTGGCAATCAATCCACAACTACGGGTTAGCATTTGATATAGTTCTGTTATACGATAACGATGGAAATGGATCGTTTGAAGAAGCTAGCTGGAGTTTAACAAAGGACATTGATAAAGATAAAACACCTGAATGGACTGAAGTAGTTAATTACTTCAAATCAAAAGGTTGGGTTTGGGGTGGTGATTGGAAATCCTTTAAAGATGCACCACACTTTGAAATGACTTTTGGCCACACATGGAAAACTTTAAAACCAATGATTGAGAAAGGTAATATTATTATAGATAATAACACACGCTACCCAAAGATTTAGTACATTCGTACTTCATAGAGTTTTTGTTTTTCAAGTTAGGTTAAGCCCTCATCGTTTGGTGGGGGTTTTTTATATGCAATCACGTATAAAAATACCATAATGCTAAATAGTATATGCAAAAACGTATAGTTATGTAAAGAGTATTATACATTTACCACTCATCATTATATTTTACCGTTCATCACATTTATTGTTTTTAATCGAAACAGTAGACATATATTTGTTGAAACAAAAAACATAAAAGATATGAAAGCAATTTTAAACACATTAAGAAAAAAAAATGTAAGTTACGGAAGATTTGAAGTTTCAATTGAATTTGAAGGTGTAATTTACAAATCAAGCACAAACAATACACTTGCGATTAATGCTGCATTTGATGATGATTATGATGATGAAAATAATTTAGGAAGATACTATGTTACGCAATTTGAAGCACAAGCATCTTTAATAAATGACATTATAAATGAGAATGGATTAGAAATTGAAATGCTATAATAATTTTAACCTTTAAAAACAAAGCAATATGAATCTAAAAAAATGGCTAAACAAAAACACCAAGCCGACTAAACTAGAAAACACTTATACACCTCCAATGGGTGTGAATGATGCAAACAGAAAGCAACACTTCACAACTTACAATGTAGAGTTAATGAATGAGATACGTAGAATCAAATTAAACGAGAACAAATGACAGCAAAACAAAAAGCAAATGAGTTAGTAGATAAGTACGTGGAATACGTAGAGGCTTATTCTTCACAAGGACAAATCGAGAACGCTAAAATATGTGCATTGATAGCGGTGAATGAGATACTAGCACTAGATTCAATCCCTATGTTTTGGGTGGATGTTAAACGAGAAATACAAGCAATAAGATGAAAACAGGAGATAAAGAAAAAGCTAAGATAAGAGCTGAAATTATTATGAGTTTAAAAGAAGGTTATAAACCAAAAGTAAAACAAACTGCCGTAGAGTGGTTTTATCAAAGAATCCTAGCAAAAGATATTAAATCAATATTTGAACAAGCCAAAGAATTAGAAAAGCAGCAAATAATAAAAGCAATCTATGATTCAATGGGAACAAATTTAGATCCTAACATGGGCAGAGCAGAACAGTATTATAATGAAACCTTTAAAAATAAATAAGATGAAAGACACAATAGTAGAAAGCGTAATTAACCAATTTAGAGAACGCTCAGAGTTTGGAATTAAGAAGTACGGTACAACACTTGACCGAACAGATTTAAGTACGTTAGATTGGATTTTACACGCACAACAAGAATTAATGGATGGAATTTTATATTTAGAAAAATTAAAACAAACTATATGATAAAATATAAAGATACAATAGACCGAGGATTCAAAAGATTTGATTTAGGTAACGATCAGGTTTGGCTCGATACATACGGTTACGAATGGTTCATAACTGAGAAACGATTAGCTAAACTTACAAAGGGAAATATTACAGCTAACTGGTGTCCTGAGACTCAAACGATTGAAGTAATGCGGTTAATAGATGGGAGCATAATGGAGCGACAATCGTTTTCTGATATAGCAGAGTTTGATAAGTTTGATAAATTTTTAAATCCTGCTTCGATATGACCATAGGACAAAGAGTGTATTCAAAGCATTACCAGTGCAAGGGTACAGTTGCAAGGATTAAAGACATGAGCGAAGATTATCCAGTTGTAGTTAGCTTCGATAGTGGATCGGTTGACTATTATACACTAGATGGGAAGATGTACATTGAGTTTGATGTTAAAGACTTGGAAGATGAGAAAGACATTTAGACAATTAACAGATGAAGAGAAACTGCAGATATCAGTTCAATTCCATCTGCAAACACTTAAACGGATGTCGGATAAATTCAACGTATCTAAGTCAACTATTCAGCGAGTAGTTACCAACTTCTTTAAGGATAAGCGGATTGATGTTACAGGGTTAACGGTAACTCAGATAATGGATAAATACAAAGTTACTATGGGTAAGGCTATTACGTTACAAATGAAGTTTGATAAGCCGTTAGGCGGTAATCTATACTTCGGTCAAGTTAAAGAAGCTATCTACTCTAATGAAGATGAGATGATGATACCAAGTTACTCGGTTAAAGATTTGAAGGGTGATGAATTACTAATACTAAATACAATATGAAAAAGTTTGTACAATACGATTATAGTAATAAATTCCCTGAAGAATTACTACGAATAAATGATGAACTTGCCCCGCTTCAAGAAGAAATTATAAAATCTCTTATAGCGAAAGTTGAAGAAGAAATTAAAAAAGGTCTTATTCGATTAGGTTATGACACTAATAATATTGAGAATTTAAAATGTAATACTTTTAGTAAAGAAATTGGTATTGATTTTTCAGAGAGTTATTATATTAATGGTGAATTGATTTGTACTATTAATCCTATTCAATTATGACACACGAACAAAGACTCCTAGCAGCTCAACTACTTCCAGTACTTGCAGACTTCTTAGAAGATGTACCGATGACACATTTAGCAAAGATGAAACGTAATAGACTAATTCAAGAGATACGTTCATTCGATGCGTTCCTTATGGTAGGTGCTGACCTTGAAGCAATGAATCAACAGATAGCTTTACAACAAGCGTTTAGACAATGGATAAAAGAAACGTTATGCCAATAAATAAAACTCAGCTAAGACGATTGAGCGCAATTGTTCACGTCTTGAATCACTCAACTTGTAATACTAAACAGTTAAGATGTAAGGTATCTGAACTGATTGATGTAGAAGTTTGTAAATCAACTATTGAAAAAGACCTGTATCATCTTAGAATGGAATACGATCTAGATGAATATATTGAACGAAGCTCTGGAGCTTATCACATACCTGATAAGATAGATTTCATTTCTTTACTTAAGAATCATTTAAACTTATTTTAACCACTCATCACCAATAACAACCGTTCATCACAATTACGGTAAACAAGTATATTAATTGTGTAACTTTACAAAAAACAAAACAATATGAAAACAAAAGACGTTAGCTATCGCATAGCTTACAAATCAGACCACCTCGGAGTTATTGACTTAGAGGAAATGTTGGAGAACGGTCAATCTCTAATTGTGACTATCAAAGAGGTATGGCACGAACAGGGCGCAGTTGTCGCTGGTAGTAAAGGTAATTTTAACATAGCTTACTTTAGCGAATCAATCAAGCCTTTAGTACTTAACGCAACGAATGCCGCAACGATTAGACGCTTGTGTAATGGCGGTGCAAATCTGAACACTTGGAAGATGCCAGTTACTGTTGAATTGTACATTGATGCAACTGTTAAGATGAAAGGTCAAATTGTTGGAGGTGTTAGAATTAGAAAGGCTTTAAACGTAGCACCACAATTAGACGCTACAGCAGCTTTAAATGTATTAAATGGAGCAACTACACTCGATGACCTTAAAGAGCGTTACATGAGTCTATCTAAAGCCGAGCAAGGCTTGAGTGTTGTAGTTGCGAAGAAAGATGAAATGAAAACTAAATTAAATTAAGATGATAACAAGAAAAGATATTATACAAGGCACTCCCGAATGGATGGAGTGCCGATGGGCTAAAGTTGGCGGTACACGATCAAAAGGATTGTTTACTAAAGGTGATACACTCTATTTAGAGATGCTAGCAGAGTATACTGAGCAATATGTACACGAAGAAAGTTATCAATCAGCTGCGATGGAACGAGGTAATGAGTTAGAGCCTGAAGCAATATTTGAAATGATGCAGTATACCGGTGTTAACGTTCAATCAGTTGGCTGGTTACAATCTGTTGAGTGTCCTATCTTAGGCATATCACCTGACGCAATTAGTGAAGATGAAACGATATGTTTCGAGGTTAAGTGTCCTAGCGCAAAGAAGCACGTTGAAAACTGTCTTAGTGCGGATATTCCGCTTGATTATGTACATCAATGCGTACACTATTTTACTGTTAATCCTAAACTATCTACTTTATATTTTGGATCGTATAGACCTGAAGCTCTTAAACCTTTAAAAGTTTGGTCGATTAATAGAGAAAGTTTGATTAACTTAGGCACGAATGCAAAGCCAGTATTAAAGTCAGTACAAGAATGGAGTGAGATTGCGTTAAAAGAAGCGCATGAGTTAAATATACAAATGAATAAAGGAGTTGAATTATTAAGTTTTTAATTATGGAAGTATCAGGAAAGGTAAAATTAGTAAACGCTACACAAGTTGTAAGCGACAAGTTTAGTAAACGTACACTAGTAGTTGTTACTAGTGACACTTATCCTCAAGAAATTGAGATACAGTTTACTCAGGATAAATGCAGCTTATTGGATGGGTTATTTGTAGGTGCAGAAGTTACTATCGGAGTGAACCTTAGAGGTCGAATGTGGACTAATCCACAAGGCGAAGATAAGTACTTTAATACGATTGAGGGTTGGAAGATTGACAAAGTAGGATTCCAACAGTCAGCACCAAGCGTACAACCTAGTGTTGAGGTCGAGGATGGGATGCCATTCTGAAAAGTGTTACCTAGTGTAACATCGCTTATTGAAACATTTAACCTAGAAGCCCCGTAAATGGGGCTTTTTTAATGGTGTAACCTGTAACCTGTAACCTAGGTTACACTTGGTAAAATAAAAAATAAAATAAAAAAATAAAAATTTATCGGTTTTTTTGATGTTACACGTTACAATTACGCTGAAAGCCTTATACACATTGAGAAACAGGTGCAACATTAGGTGTAACATAGGTGTAACATCATGTTACACTAGTAATAAAAGTTAGGATTCCAATAGTAGGATATATTTGTACTACTAGATTAATAATAATTATTATATTTGCGTATAGTTCGATACCACATTATAGAACAAAAGGCGTTATTTAGCCCTTATTAGAAAGTCGAGGTGGTATCCGATGAGTATAATAGGGGCTTTTTTATTAAATGCAAAGTATGACAGTTGAAGAAAGAAAAAAATTAGAACAACAAGCACTATCATTTTTAGACCATTTTTCAGTTGTTACAGTTGGGGAACAAAAGAAACCTAACCAAGAATGGAAAATACTACAAACTCAAAAACAATCTAGGGAACAATTGATTGAGAGTATAAACAGATCCAGCACTCAAGCATTTGGATTTATGGGAGGGTTTGATTTTCTTGAATGTGTTGATATTGATACTAAAGTATTTTCAACTCAGATTGAAAAGGATGAGTTTTGGAATGAGTATTACCAAACATTGAAGGATTCAATAGTTGACTTTGAAGATAAATTTACTGTTTATGTAACTCGCTCTGGTGGCTTTCACATTCTTTACAAATCGAAGCGAGTTGTAGGTAATACTGATATAGCTAAATTGAAAGGTCATAAAGAATGTTTAATTGAAACTAGGGGAACGGGTGGATATATCTTTGCGTATCCAAATAAAAGATATGCTAAAAAAACTTATTTTGAGATTGAATTTGTAACAGATGCTGATCGTGAAACGCTTTGGAATATTTCCAAGAGTTACAATTATATTCAAGATAAACCTGAAGAGCCAAAAAAAGATAAAAAAGTTTATTCAGCTGATGAAATAACACCATGGCAAGACTTTAATGAAAAGACTGATATTTGGAATGTTATACAAGAAGATTTCTTTGTACCAGCAAACGGTCAAAAGAAGAAACATTATCTTATTAAACGCCATGGATCTGAAGCTGCGCATTCAGGATCAGTATTTAGAGATAGTGGTTGTATGTATCTATTTAGCACAGGTACAATTTACCCACACGAAAAACTAGTTAGCCCATTTGCTGCCTATACTTATAAATATCATAATGGAGATTTTAAAGCAGCATCTATTGATTTGTACGATCAAGGATTTGGAAGTAGATTAAAGAAGAAAATTGAAGAGAATAAACCTATAATTGAGAAACCTTTACCAATTGAAAATATTACATTTCCTTTAGATATATTCCCTAAAGAAATTCAATACTACATTTTGGAATGTAATAGTAAACTAGATAGTAATATTGATTACATGGGCTGTTCTTTAATGTGGTTAATATCGGTTTGTGTTGGTAATTCATTTGAGATTGAAGTAAAGCGTGGATGGAATGAGAACGGAGTTATTTGGTTGGCAGTTGTGGGTAAGGCTGGTATAGGTAAAACACCTTCAATAAATAATATTATATTCCCTTTGAACAAGCTAAACTTTAAAGAAATTAAACGCTATCATATACAACTAGAGCAGTATAATTACTACATGAGTTTACCAAAGAAAGAAAAAGAAGAACTATCTGAGCCACCTAAACCAATCAAAACACAATTTATAGCAAACGATATTACACTTGAAGCATTAGTTGATTTGCACCAAGAAAGTGATAATGCTGTTGGTGTATTCAAAGATGAGCTTGCTGGATGGTTTAAGGATATGAATAAGTATAGACAAGGCTCTGATTTAGAATTTTGGTTATCATGTTGGAGTGGTAAATCGGTTTCACTTAATAGAATGACAAGACAAGGATCATTCATTGAGAAACCATTTATTCCTGTTCTTGGTGGTATCCAGCCGAGTATATTTAACCAATTTGCAACAGATGAAAATAAGGATAATGGATTTTTAGATCGTATGCTTTTAACCTTTCCAGATGCAAAAGTTGATTCTTATAACGAGAATGAATTACACTATTCAGATATTCAATGGTATTCAGATACGATTACTAACTTTTTTCAAACGCTTAAAACTAAGCTACTAAAAAGAGATAATGAAGGCAGAATACAAACTCAGTTAAGTAAGTTCGACAAAGAGGCTAAAATCGAATGGAAACGAATATTTAATAAGATTACAGAACACCAAAATAATGAAGATGAGAATGAGTATCTTAAATCGATGTATCCAAAACAGAAATCTTATATTCCAAGGTTCGCTTTGCTAATACATTTATTTTCTTCAGCGTTTGAGGATAATGTTAAGTCGATGGAAATATCTAAAGAAAGCATATTAAAAGCGGAAAGACTAAGCGACTATTTTGTAATGAATGCAAAGAAGATTAAGATTGAAGCGACTGAAATAAAGGACTTGAAAACTGCATCTAAAGGTGTTGAGAATACATTTGATAAATTAAAAGCTATTCATTCAGCAGATCCAAACTTTAACCGTTCAAAGGTTGCTGAATTGTTAGGAGTTTCAAGAGTACAAATACAACGTTTAATTAAAAAAATAGAAGGATGAAAACACTAGGCAACGCTAAAGAAGTATCTCAAGGTTTGGGAATGCTATCGATTAAAGAAATGGTAAAAAAAGAGAAACAACGATTACTAGAAAATGAAAAGGAATTATTAATTAAACGATTGAAGGGGTTATGAGAACGGTTGAAATATCAAAACAACAAATTGAAAGAGCAAAAAAATTATACCCATTTAAAGAATTAAAAGGATCTATTACAAAAGGTAAAAGCAATATTTATGGTGCTTTAGGTGAGATTATTATTTATGATATAAATAAAAATAAAGGTTTAAATGTGGATTTTAATTCTACTTATGACTATGATTTAATAATAGAAGATTATACAGTAGATGTAAAAACAAAAAGAACAACAGTTATTCCAAAGTCTCATTATCTTTGTAGTATATCATCTTTTAATACAATGCAAAAATGTGATTTTTATTTTTTTTTAAGGATTAACGAAAACTTAAAAGAATGTTATTTGCTTGGATATAAGAAAAAAATAGATTTTTTTAACGAAGCTATATTTAATAAAAAAGGAAGTTTAGATGTTAATGGATGGCCTTTTAAAGATGATTGTTATAATTTAAAAATAGAAAATTTAGAAGACTTTAAATACTAATTGATGACCAAAGCAAACAAAGCCCGCCTATTAGAACACCATTACAAACAGATGGCGGTCAAGTATCCTAACTTCCCAAAGCACGCTGTACCAAGCAAGACATGGAGCGACACAAGTGCAAACGGATTGACTAAGTGTGTTATAGATCTAATCAACTACGAAGGTTATCAGGCGGAACGGATATCAACTCAAGGAACGTATGTTGAAGGTGCTAAGATTAAGGTAGGCGAGAACGAACGCCAGCTCAAAGGTAAGTACATCCCAACACAAGGTACAAAGGGAAGTGCAGATATAAGCGCAACGATTAGAGGTAGATCCGTTAAGATTGAAATTAAGTACGGAAAGGACAAACAAAGCGAGGTACAAAGGGAATATCAGGAATCAATTGAGCGTGCTGGAGGAATTTATATTATAGTTAGGAGCTTCGATGAGTTTGTGGATTGGTTTGATGAGTTCACCGCCCATCATTAATTTAAACCGTTCGTCACATAACTGATTAAGTTATAGAATAATATACATATATTTGACTTGTTTATTAATTAAAAAACTGGACTTATGGCTGACATAACAAAATGCAAAGGGGAGGGCTGCCCACTTAAAGAAAGCTGTTACCGATTCACATCTGAGGCGAGTGAGAGACAAAGCTACTTTTTCACACCTCCATTCGATGGCAAGACTTGTGAGATGTACTGGGGAAAGCATTCAGAATCTATATACAATCAACTTAAAAATATAACAGATGAAAATAACAATTGAATTTGACGAGCAAGAAGATGCTAAGTTAGCACTAGAGGCTTTCGATTGGAAACACACAGTAATGCAGTTAGACGATTTACTAAGATACACTACTAAGCATGGAATGTACCAAAATCGAGAGGCAACATCTGATGAATCAGACATGGCTTATTACCTCCGAGAACAAATAAGAGAATTTACTAATGACAATAACTTAGTACTATGAGACTTTTCGGATTTAACGGAACACAAACTAGCTTTGAGATAAGACTAGAGGATGATATTGAGGTAAGCTATTGCGACTTTACGCTGAGACCTGACTATATTAAGATTCATTCAATTGAGTTTGTGCATGAGGAGGATGCTGACCTAGTTAACCTAGAGATACTAGCCAAGACGATGTATGAATATATTGATTGGAATGAGATGGCACAAGACGCATTCGATACCTACCAGCAAGCGTGCGAGGATAATCTAAGAGAGTTATGAAAAGAAATAGAAAAATAGTAATACCTGTAATAATTAAGAATAAATTAATACGTGATAATTTTTTCCGTTACTGGTTTAGAACAAATCGCATTGAAAAAAATGTTGAACCTTAGGATATTAAAATAATTTGATTATATTAGCCACATGAACGCATCATGGTTAAGCCACATATCAAAATATCATACTGAATGGGTTAAGCTCGTTAAGTCTTGGGGTGAGCATGATTACGCTGAAGATATAGTACAAGAAATGTATATTAGATGCCTAAACTATACAACAGAAGAAAAGATAGTTAAGGATAACCAAGTTAACAAGGGTTATATTTGGTTTGTTCTACGATCAGTGTTTATGCTTTACAAAAAGGAATGTTCTAAAGTCAGTAAAATTAGAATAGATGAATCATTTGACTTAGAAGAAATATTAGATAATCAATGCAATACTAGTTACTCAAAGATTCTACATAGAATAGATGAAGAAAAAAACTCTTGGCATTGGTATGATATTAAACTGTTTGACTTATACCTAACTAGTGGCATGAGTATGAGAGAGATAGAAGCTGAAACAAATATATCACTTACCTCAGTATTTCACACTATAAAGAACTGTAAGAAAAGAATAGCTAAGGCAGTAGGTGAAGACATAGAAGATTATTATAACCAAGATTACGAATTGATATGAATAAACAAGTAGATAAGTTCCTACGTGAACAATTAGAAACAACTGGTATGCAAATGGTAGAAGCTACCAAGCATGATAAATTTAACCTAATGGATAACCATTACTTAGCTGCTAAGATGATGGTTTTAAATATTTTAATTAACGAAAATGGCAAGACCAAAAAGTAAAGGACTAGGTGATACTATTGCTAAGATCACTGAGGCAACAGGAATAGATAAGGCAGTTAAATTTATAGCTGGTGAAGATTGCGGATGTAATGAACGCAAGAAGAAACTTAACGAACTATTCCCTTATAGACAAAATCAATGTTTACTAGAAGATGAGTATAACTGGTTGATTGAATACTTCAAGACAACTACTAACGAGGTAACAGCGTCTAAACAGATGAGATGCCTAGAGATTTATAATAGAGTGTTTCAAGTAAAGAAACCTTCAACATCTTGTGCTGATTGTTTTAGAGATGTACACATTGAACTTCAGCGAGTGATGAAAGTATATGAAGATGAAATACTACATAGCGATAGTAAATCCTAATTTACACATGGCAGAATGGAAAACACTTAAAACAAATCTTAATGTTTTGGGTTATTCCTATGTAGTGTACTTCGATGTAAATAATAAAATATTAGAGTTTAACGAGGTTAGTAAAGAAGTGTTTACTGAGATGCAGTATAACGAGAATTAATTAATTAATATTAGAATTAAATGGACAAGCGAAAAAATAACGGTGGACATTCCACTAAAGGAGTAGCTGGTCGTAAGCCAAAAGCAGACGAAGAAAAAGCTAATTATATTTTCTTACAAGCTATTAATAAGTTGTATGACTTAGATAATGATGATGAAGCAAGAATGGCTTTTGCTGCTGACTTACTTAGCTTTGAACGTGGTAAAATGTTTGTAGCTGAACATCTATTCGGCAAACCAAAAGAAACGGTACACAATCAACATGAGTTAATTGATTTCGATATAAAGAACTATCTTAAGTTTGGTAACTCTAAATGATAAGTATAAGAATCTCGGTTCTGATAGTAGATATTTTATAGTAACAGGAGGTAGAGGTAGTTCTAAATCCTTTAGTGTAACTTCGTTTCTATTGCTTCTAACATACGAACAAGGTCACGTTATACTGTTCACTAGATATACCTTAGTTTCTGCTCATATCTCAATCATTCCTGAGTTCATTGAAAAGATTGAGTTAATGCAAATGCAGTCTAACTTTGTCATAACTAAAGATGAGATTATTAATACTGTAACGGGTTCAAAGATTATCTTCAAAGGTATTAAGACCAGCTCAGGAACTCAGACTGCTAACTTGAAATCGTTACAAGGTGTAACAACTTGGGTACTTGATGAGGCCGAAGAATTAACAGATGAAGATACCTTTGATAAGATTGATCTATCTATACGTCATAAGGTTAAACAGAATAGAGTAATACTTATACTTAACCCAACAACGAAAGAACATTTTATTTACAATCGGTTCTTTGAATCTAAAGGTATTCAGGAAGGTGTAACACTAACGAGAAAAGATACTACTTATATTCACACAACGTACTTAGATAACATTGAGAACCTAAGCAAATCTTTCTTAGACCAAATAGAACAAATCAAATCGCATAGGCCTGAAAAATTTAAGCACCAAATAATGGGTGGATGGTTGGATAAAGCGGAGGGTGTTATTTTTACCAATTGGTCAATAGGTGACTTTGTTAATACTGGTACTGTTGTGTTTGGTCAAGATTACGGTTTTAGTAATGATCCATCTACATTGGTTGAAACTTCTATTGATAGAGCAAATAGAAAGATATACATTAAGCTGCACTTGTATCAGACAGGATTGACTACCTCAGACTTATACGAGATTAACAAGCGTGTTGCTGGAGATAGTTTAACTATTGCTGATAGTGCTGAACCACGTTTGATAAATGAACTTAGAGCAAAAGGTTTAAATATACTTGAAGCTGTTAAAGGTCAAGGTTCGGTTACTCATGGTATCTCCATACTTCAAGACTATGACCTTGTAATAGATCCTGAAAGCATTGAGTTACATAAAGAACTTAATAACTATTCATGGCTGGAAAAGAAATCTAAAACGCCAATAGATAATTTTAATCACGCTATTGATGCTATACGTTATGCGGTTACATATCAACTAGAGAATCCTACTAGAGGAAACTATGCAATCTATTAACAACAGAATTAAACAATTTAAGTTATAATAATATGAATGTAGAAATAGATGTACCTTCTAAATTAAGTGACCTTACTCTTGAGCAGTATCAGGTATTTATGCGTTTAGTTGATAAGGAAGATTCGGATGAGTTTATTCATCAAAAGATGATTGCTATATTTTGCAAGATTAAACTATCTCAAGTAGTTTACTTTAATGCTGGTTCAATAAATGAAACGGTTGATCATCTGAATGGAATGTTTGACGCTGAAAAGAAATTCATTCATAGATTTGAATTAGGCGGTAAGGAGTTTGGATTCATTCCCAGTTTAGAAGACATGAGCTTTGGCGAGTACATTGACCTTGAAACTAATATAGGTGATTGGGATACTGTGCATAAAGCTATGGCAGTAATGTTTAGACCAATCGTAAAGACTAAAGGTGATAAGTATGAGATTGAACCATATGAAGGAACAGCTACTTACTCTGAGGTTATGCTATACGCTCCGCTTGATGTTGTAATGGGTGCAATGGTTTTTTTTTACAGTTTAAGCAACGAATTACTGATGGCTACCCTTCACTCTTTGGAGGTGGACACGCTGAAGATGGTTACTCGGAAGAAGAACAATTTAACAAAGCATGGGGATGGTATCAGTCAATCTATGCAATCGCTAGAGGAAACCTTCAAGACTTTGAGAGGGTTACAGGGCTTAGGCTTTTAGCTTGTTTAAACTTCTTAGTATTTGAAGAACAAAAGAATAAATTAGAGATAAAACGATTAAAGAAAAGAAATGTTAACTAATGTAGAGGATGAGTTAAATGCTTTTAGAAAGCACGTTATTACTGAGGCAAGGAAAAACTTGACACGTAATAAAAAGAACGCATCTAAGACACTTTACAATGAGATGAGTAGCTTTCTCAAAGTTAGCAAGAACAGTTTTGAGTTAGCTTTTTTAATGCCTATTTATGGCGAGTTTCAAGATAAGGGAGTTAGCGGTAAGAAAAAGAAATATGACACACCATTTAGTTATAAAAATAAGATGCCACCTTCAGATGTATTTGAAGCGTGGATTAAAAGAAAAGGAATAAAGGGTAGAGATAAGAGAGGAAGATTCATTACCAATAAATCATTAAGTTATTTGATTGCAAGGTCAGTCTTTAACAATGGAATCAAACCTAGCCTTTTTTTTACCCGACCTTTTGAGTTAGCTTATAAAAGATTAGGTGATGATGTTATACAAGCATTCGGTTTAGATATAGATAAGTTTTTAGAATACACTTTAAAGAAATATGATTAATGGCACTACAAAAATTATTTGCACGTTCACCTAGAAGCGTATTAGTTACGGGAGTTGCTAACGATTCAGTAAGATGTGATTTATACATATGGAATGATCCAGCTACTATACCAGCTACTCCAACATTAACACTAAGCAAACCTGTACCTTCTACATTAGCTACAACTGTTTTTTTTAATATATCTCCTTATGTAAGAAATTACATTACACATACTGCATTTGTTGAAATAGCATCTCAGGCTGTTGTACCTGTTGCTAACTATTGCTACTGTACTGCTAAAACTTATTTAAATAATACGCTTGTAGAAACAACTGAGTTTATATGCTTCGATGGTTACGGTTATTTTGATGAGGCTTCTAATCCATCTTTAAGTAATGTGTTAATGACACCTAACGAGTTCTACGTTAAGGAGAATGACAATAGTGGTAGTGTATCAGTATTTGTTAATTCACTTACTACACTTGAAGCTAGATATACACAACTAGGAACGGGAGCAACAACTAACGTAGCTTTGTCAGGAGTAGTTAAGCAAGTACCAATGGTGCATACTTCTTACATCGCAACAGGTAACACCTTAAAAATATTTAATACATCAGGATCAGTTACATTAGCAATATTTACATTTACTACTCAATGCGAACCTAGATACACTCCAGTAGAATGTGACTTTGTAAATAAGTTTGGAATGTGGCAACGTTTAATATTCTTTAAGGCTAAGCGTAACAACATAGAAGTTAGTGGCACAGATTGGAGGTTAATGCCTGAGACACCAATATACAACACTACTGTAGGTTACGATAAAGTAATGAATATTAACGGTAAGGAAACTGTAAAACTTAATACTGGGTGGGTTGAAGAAAATGTGTCTGAGGCAATACAACAGTTAATGTTATCTGAGGTTATATTATTAGATAATAAGCCCGTTAAGATGAAGACTAAAACTATTGAGAAAGTTAAGAAGATTAACGATAAAATGATTAACTATTCAATGGAGTTTGAATTTGCAAACGATATTATAAACAACGTTATGTAATGCGGAGTGTACAGATATACGTAGAGGATAAGGTACTAGATTTATTCAGTGATGAACAAATTGTAGTCAACTCAACTGTTCAAAATATTACTGATATCGGCAAGGTATTTACTGACTTTTCTCAAACGTTTACTATTCCATGTTCAGACCGTAATAATCAAATATTTGAGTTCTATTTTCAGAATGATTTAGATGGTGTTATTGACCACAACCGTAGACGAGATTCAAGAATAGAGATAGACCACATTCCATTTAGAACAGGCAAGATACAATTAGAAAAGTCTGAAACTAAATCTACCAATGGAGAAAGCTATACAGTTTCATTCTACGGTGATGTTGTAAATATTAAAGACTTAGTTGCTGATGATAAGCTTGGTGATTTAGACTATGACACTTTAGATCATACTTATTCAGGTGCTGAAATTGAAGCAAGAATAGAAACTGATTTCAATACAACTGATTACAATGTGCGCTGGCCATTAATAAGCTCTAGTCGAGTTTGGCAATATGGTAGTGCTGATGCTAGAGATATTAGTTTAAACACATCACCAATAGATTTTAGTGAGTTATTTCCAGCTGTTAGAGTTAAATCTATTCTTGAACTTATAGCTACTCAATACGGTTTAACATTTACAGGTTCATTCTTAAATACTAAACAGTTTAGACACGCTTACTTGTGGTATAAGAATAAAGAAACATTCCAATTCTTTACTAGAGGTAGAGCTGTAAGGTTTGGTGAGTCTGGAGTTAGTACAGATATACTTTACAATAATAAAGTACAGTATAGTTATGTTTCACCACCTTCTTTAGTAGTTGCTCCTTATGATACTGCCTTATCTATAAAACACTTTACATCAGTTCAAATAAATACAGCTTCGACTATTGATTATTACTTAGATGTTTATGATAATAACGTCTATCAATTTAGTCAATTAGGTAACGGTACTCAAATATTTAATATTATATTAGAAAATAATACTATTGGTTTAAACAGGTCGCTATCTTTTAAATTACGTTCAACAGCTTCAATGACTTTTACTGATATTGTAACTTATGAGTTACGTTATAGGCTTATTGAGAATGGAGCATTATTTTCTGTTAGTTTTACTGATACTTATACAGATAGTTCAGACACATCTATAACTACAACAGCTACAACAGATCTAGCTTTCTTAGCTCCTGACATGAAGATAATAGATTTCATTAATGGATTAGTTAACACATTTAATTTAACTGTTACAAGTTCTGGTTTAACTACATTTAAAATTGAACCATTAGATGTATTTTACAATAGTGGTATTGATTGGGACATCACAGAATACACTTCATTTGATACTATTACTTACGATAGGCCTAAGCTGTACAACAACATTAATTTTAAATGGCAACCTTCACAGTCATTTATGAATCGTGAGTTTTTTGATTTGTTCAAGCGTGAGTACTCAGACCTATCCGCTAACTTTGGTTATGATGGTGGTGACTATACTATTCAGTTACCATTTGAAACGCCTTTACATTCTAAGTTTACAAATACCAATTTACAAGTAGGTTATTGTTTAGGGACTGAACCTGAATATAAGAACTATGTGCCTAAGCCTACGCTTTTGTATATGTATGATTACCAAGATGTAAATATTTCATTCTATTTTGATAACGGTACTACGGTAAATCAGATAACTGGTTATGTACCATTTGGTCAAGATATGAACTTTGCTCAGGAAGATTATACTTTGAACTTTGGTAGTGAGTATAGTTCGTTAAGTTTAGATGTTGTTAACAATACTTTGTACAGAGAGTACTATGAAAGTTACCTACTGAATCTTTACAATTTAAAAACTAGAATCGTAACTGTTAAAGGTAATTTTCCATTGAATGAAATGACTTCTATTCGATTGAATGATAACATGATTATTAGAGATAAGAAGTACTTGATTAATGACATGAAACAGAACTTAGTAACTGGTGATGTTGAATTAGTATTGATTAGTAATTGGAGGGAAGCACAAGATTACAACCAATCGTTTGAGATTAGTTGCGCAGCTCAAACTTTAAATGTTGCGTTTAGTTTATCACCTGATACAACAATAACAATCGGTACACCTTTAGAAACTCAATTTGCTACACCTGATGATACTACTCCAGTAGGTGAACAAACAGTTGTATTTACTTGTACTGCAAATAGTGGATTAGCTAGGACAAATACATTTCCATTAACAATAGTTGTTCGTGGTATAACCTTACCTACTCAATACATAACTATACAACAAGATCGTTGTAGAGTACCTAGAATACTTGAAGGTAGTGGGTTTACAAATCAACGAGTAACTGAGAATGTACAAATAAGAGTTTCAGAATGATAAAGAATATTATAGATATGCTAGGCACATCAAAGTTTCACGCTACAAGTGAATCTATTGAGATTGCAAAAGGTAGGTACAAAATACCTAAAACATTTAAAGAGATGGTTAAACAAATAATTCGTGAGCAGCTATGGAAAAGAAAACAATAATAGTTGACGTTAATACGGATGATGGAGTAAAGTCACTAAATAGATTAGAGGCTTCATTTGAGGATGTTTACGGTGAGGTTCAACCATTAACAGGTAGGATTGGTGAATTAGAAGACCAACTATATGAAATGGCTTCGGCTGGTCAGCAAGGCACACAAGAGTTCACTCAGTTAGCTGCGCAGATTGGTAAGATGAAGAAAGTCATCGTTGATGTTGATATGGCGGTTGATGGTATGAGTGGAACAATGTCACAAAAGTTAGGCGGTTCTATTCAGGGTTTATCAGGTGGCTTTGAACTTGCTCAAGGTGTCATGGGTGCGTTTGGTGCTGAGAGTGCAAAGGTAGAAGAAGCTTTACTTAAGGTTAACTCAGCTATGGCAATAGCTCAAGGTGTTCAATCGGTAAGGGAATCTATACCAGCTTTCAAGGCATTAAATGCTGTGTTAATGTCTAACCCAATTGGTTTAATAGTAACAGCGTTTATTGCTCTAAGTGCTGCTGCGATGTACTTTGCTACTAAGGCTAACGCTGAGGTCATTGATGCCTTCAATAAGTCAAAGGCAGCTAGTGAAACTTATCGTAAGCAATTAGAAAAGACTGCTCAAGAACAGAATAAAATAAACGATAAGATACTAAAAGATTTAGATCGTGAAGCCGCTAGACGTATTGCGATGGGTGAAGATGCGTCTAAAGTACAACGAGAAATTAACGCTGAAAAGATTAAGACTTTAGAGATTTCACTAGAGCAAGATAAGGCAGAGGTAAGGATATTAAACAGCGAGAAAGAAAAGTTAAAGGCTTCACAACAGCAGACTAAAGAAAAACTACAACAACAAATACTTGCAGCTAAACAAGCAATTATAGATGATAAGATTGGAGTGTTTCAATCACTTAATATTAAGAAAATTGGTGACGCTTTAACTCAGATAAAAGAGATTGACAAAGAAACTGAGAAACAACTACAGGCAACCAATGCTCAACTTACTTTACGCAACCAAGAAATAGAAGCGAGTGAAGATGCAATTGATTCATTAAAGACTTCACAACTTTCTTTGAATGATGCAGAATCAAAAGGCAGCGAGGATAAGGCTAGACAAAAAGCAGCTGAATTAGCTGATGAGAAAAAGTTTTTAGAAGAAATGAATCAGGCTGTTTTAGATTCAAATCAAAAAAGTATAAATGATAGATTAGCTGCTGAAAAAGCATTAGATGACCAAATAAAAGCATTAGGTGAACAAGCCTTACTTGATTTAGGTGAAAATTTAGATAAACAAGCGTTAATAGAAGAAGAAGCACGTGAGAAAAAAGCAGCAGCAGAAAAGGCATCAGCGGATAAAGCTAAGGCATTAAAAAAAGAACAAATAGACGCTGAGTTAAACATGGCTAAAACAGCACTTGGTACACTTGGTGAAATTGCTGATTTGTTTGCTGGAGATTCTGAAGCTTCACAAAAGAAAGCGTTTAATGTAAAGAAAGCTGCTGCAATAGCTACTACAACAATTGAAACATATCAAGCGGCTCAATCAGCTTACGCTTCACAGATGGCTATAACAACTCCTGATGCTCCAATACGTGCTGCTATTGCTGCTGGTATAGCTATTGCTCAAGGACTTGTTAGAGTGGCAAGTATATCTAAAACTAAATTTCAAGGTGGTGGCGGTGGCGCATCAGGTGGCGGTGGAGGCGGTGGTGGTGCTGTTCCTTCAGCAAGTACACCAGCTAACTTTAACATAGTAGGTAACTCAAACACTAATCAGTTGATGGAAGGGTTACAGAATAACCCTGTTAAAACATATGTAGTAAGTGGTGATGTTACAAGCGCACAGTCACTAGATAGAAACCAAATTAAAACAGCAACCTTATAAATAGAAAACCCTAACTTAATCGGTTAGGGTTTTTTTGTTAGGTATGAATACTTTTATTTCATAACAATACTTACTAATAACCTCACCACCTTTATATGTTATTTCTTTTTCAAGGTGATTATTAAGGTCTTTAGCTAGTATTGGTTCGCTATAAACTTCTTGCATCCAATAATCAATCCCAAACAAGAAACTTTTTCTACTATAACGAACATTTGTAACAACTTGGTAATAGACTCCTTCTTGTATCATATCTTTTAGTTTTCTCCAAATATACAACATTCTACTAATTTACAACAGTTAGGTAGTAAAATAGTTATTTAGTTATGGAAAAAATACAAGAAATTGAGTTAACAATAAAATCAGCAGATGATGGAGTATTTGCTATTTCATTAGTTGACCAACCAGCAATAGAAGAAAACTTTGTTGCCTTAGCTGCTCAAGATGTTGAGTTTAAAGTAGTCGATGAAGAAAGACGTATTGTAGTTGGTTTTGCTTTAGTTCCTGAAAAACGAATACTTCGTTTAATGGGTGGTAAGAAGTTTAACATCTACTTTACTAAAGAAACAGTTGCACAAGCTGCTGAGGACTTTATGAAGAAAATGATGTTAAAGAAATTTACAACGGATCATGAAGAAAAGGTAGATGGAATTACAGTTATCGAATCTTGGGTTGTAGAAGATGCTAAGCATGACAAATCTAATCTTTACGGACTAGGTGCTAAAGGTGGCGAATGGGTGTTGATGTCTAAAATTGACAATAATGAAGTTTGGGATGAAGTGAAAGCTGGTAAGTTTAAAGGATATAGTATAGAGGCTCGTTTTGATGGGTTTGAACAATTACAAAGTAAAAATAAGGAAACAATGGAAGAACAAATTATTAAAGAATTGAATGCGGTGTTGTCTAGTCAGAAGGTTGAGTTATCATTAATAGATGATGTTGTTAGTTTGCAAAAAATGGTTAAAGAAAGAATAACACTTCTAGATAAAGCAACAATTGAAATAAATAAAACTGTTGATTTAAAAGATAAATTAATTTCATTAGCAAAAACAACTTTAACGGTAATAAATTCAAATTCTAATGAGGTTAACATACTTTTAAAACAAATAACTCAAGCAGAAGGTGATTTATTTAAAATTGCACGTGAATTAAATTTAAATGTACGTGAAATACCTGAAATGAAATTATTGTTAGAGTTAAAAAATGAAATGACTAATAAGGTTAAAAATGAATTATCAGGAAAGACAAAATTAGTAGAAGATATTATTAAATAACATTTAACCCATGCCAAAAATAATTAAACCAAAACTTAAAGACTATCTAAAGAAGTCAGGCGGTGAGGGCGTAGGCTCTTTAGTAGGAGGTCACACAAGTACTATTACTCAGATAGTAAGAAGTTGAATTTACAACAGAATATAAATAAATAAGTTAAACAATTATGAAGGAAACAATCAACACAATCCTACGCAAAGTAGGACTTAAGGCAGTAGAGGTTAAGCTAGAGCAAATGAAACTAGCTGATGGAGTTACTGTTATCGAAGCTGAATTATTTGAAGTAGGTCAACCTGTTTTTGTAATTACGGAAGATGCACAAATAGCTTTACCAATTGGTGAGTACATTTTAGAAGATGAGCGTGTATTGGTAGTTTTAGAAGAAGGTTTAATTGCTGAAATTAAAGAGCAAGAACAAGAAGTTGAAGAGGTAGAAGAAGCACCAGTTGCTGAACCTGAAACTGAGATGGCTGCACCACAAGCACCAACTGCTAAGAAAGTAATTGAATCAATCGTTAAAGAAACACAGTTTTCTTCAAGCGAGAAAGATGCTAAAATTGCTGAGTTAGAAGCTAGAATTGCTGAGTTAACTAAAGTTGAGTTATCAGATGACGAACCAGCTGCCGATGCAATTAATCACAACCCTGAGAATGCACAGCCTATTGAAGTGTTTAGATATGCTAAAAATAGTGCGCAGTCTCCACTTGATAGAGTATTAACTAAATTATATAAATAAATTATGCCAATTACAACTTCAAATGATGTATTGAGAGTTAGAAAACCTCAAAGTACAGTAACAGCTTCAACAACATTTACTGCTGCTGACGCTGGTAAAGAATACAACATCGCTACTGATGCACTTGTACTTACTTTGCCTTTAATCGATGCTAATAACATCGGTATGACTTTCACATTCCGTAATACGGGTGCTGATGGTAACAACCTAATTACATTAGCTCCTAATGCTTTGGATGGTTTCAATGGTTCAATTGCTAATGCTGCTGCTGATTCAGTTGCTTCAGGTGTTGTTGATAAAGACCTTGTAAACACTAAAGCTACTGCTAACAACGGAGATTTCGTAACAATTACTGCGGTTGCTGCTACTAAGTGGTACGTAACAGGTGGTGTTGGTATTTGGGCTTCACAAGCTTAATCAAATTAAATAAATAAATAAAAGAAATGGCTACACAAACTAACATGACAACCAGCTATGCTGGAGAATTTGCTGGCAAGTACATTGCTGCTGCAATCTTGTCTGCTAACACAATTGAATCGAACTTAATTACGGTTAAACCAAATATTAAGTATCGTGAAGTATTAAAGAACATCGCAGTTAACGACATCGTTAAGAATGGTGGATGTGACTTTGATCCAACATCTACAGTTACATTAACTGAGCGTTCACTACAACCTGAATCATTAAAAGTAAACTTACAACTTTGTAAGGCTGATTTCCGTTCAGATTGGGAAGCGGTATCTATGGGTTACTCAGCTACTGATGTAATGCCTAAGAACTTTGCTGATTTCTTGATTGCACACGTAGCTGCTAAAGTTGCTGCTAAGATGGAAACAACTATTTGGTCAGGTGTTAATGCTAACCAAGGAGAATTTGATGGATTTGAAACGTTGTTAGCTGCTGATGCTGCTCTACCATCTGCTCAAGAAATTGCTGGTACTACTGTTGCTGCTTCAACTATCTTAGTTGAATTGCGTAAAATTATCAACGCTATTCCTGACCGTTTATATGGTTACGAAGGATTCGCTATCTACTGTTCACAAGCTATCTTTAAGGCTTACATCCAATCATTAGGTGGATTCGGTACTTCAGGATTAGGTGGAAATGGTGTTAACGCAATGGGTTCAATGTGGTACACAGATGGATCTGTTTCTGTTGATGGTGTTCCTTTGGTAATGTGTAAAGGTATGACTTCAACAGTTGCTATCGCTACTTACAAAGACAACTTGTATTTCGGTACTGGTTTGTTGAATGACCACCAAGCGGTTAAAGTTATCGATATGGAGGACATCGATGGTTCAGAAAATGTACGTTTCATCATGAAGTTTACAGGTGCTGTTAACTACGGTAACGTTACTGACATCGTTACTTACGGTATCACAAACTCAGCTAACTAATACAATTGATTAATTAACTTAAGAGGGGAGGTAAAGTGCCTTCCCTTTTTTAATATATAGAAATTATGCCATGTGATTTAAGTTTAGGAAGATTACTTCCATGTAAAGACACAGTAGGAGGATTAAAAGCTATTTTCTTCATGAACCAAGGGGACATGACAGGAGTAACTTATGATTCAACAAATACTGATGTTATTGAAACCGTAACGGGTACACCTAGCGGTTATAAGTATGATTTGAAAGGAGCTGCTAGTTCATTTGAACAAACAATTGTAACTTCAAGAGATACGGGTACTACTTTCTTTGAGCAGACTTTAAACTTGACGTTGACTAAGCAAGATATTGCTACT